GTCGAAACGTCGTTGCGAATAGCGAGATCGGCAACTGTTCGACATAGATCTTGCTGCCCTTGACGTGCATGCGCAGGCCATCTGATTCGAGCTCGCGGACGCAGTGTTCCCAGTCGGACAGGTACGCGACGCCGCTGGGGGCTAGACCATGAGAGATCGTGCGTGCAACCAGCTTTGAGTCACCGAGCGACGACGCATCCACGCTTAGCCCGTATTCAGCGGCGATCTTCTGAACGATCTGCACGCTCGTCATGTTCTTAAACGTGCGCGCCCTGGCCCGACGCCGCATGTCGATCGACTTGTCGTGAGCGACGATCTCGACGTCCTGGCTAGGCCACTTCGCCGCCAACTTGGTCATCTTGCCGTCGAACACCAATGTCGGCGTCGATGTCTTGGCCGGTTCGACCATGTAGAGCGTCACGGGAACGTCGAAAAACGCGGGCTCTGGAAGTTGTCCGAATACCCTCAGGCCGGGGTCGCGAATGTTGGCCGTGAGGTATGAAAGGCGGCTCTTTTCCTTTTTTAGTTCGACCTCGATCGACTGAACCGCCTGATCCTCTTGCGTGTACGTCTTTGTGAAGTTATTGGCGACGCCGGTAGCAGGCATCGCGATCACAAGACGAAAGTTAGTCTGCATTATGTGCTAGGCGGTTGCAGCGTCGGGATCGTCAGGATGGTCCCGGCGGTCACGGCGTCGAGATCGTCGACGTTGTTGTATTCGGCGATCTGACGCCAGTTCTCGGCCGAGTAACCGTCGTCGGGATAGACAGCGGCGGCAACGAAGGGAAGTGTATCGGAGCCGGTCATGATGTACCGTCGCGCCGACTGCGACGTGCCGGTCAGTGACGACTGACCGAACCTCTCATAGACCGACTTCGCCATTAGGCCGACCTCGACTTGAGCGCGAACATGCGAAGCGACACTACGGCCGATTGCACGCCAAGCTGCGGATCAAACAATTTCTCGCGTACGCGCTTGTTGGTGATGCGGACGCGGTCGCTACGCTTGCCCATGACCAGGACCAGATCGCGGGGTCGACCAGTCGTAGGATCGGGCGCCATCAGATCGTCGAGCTTCTGCAACTGCGCATCGACCGTCTTGTCGCCGACCTCGTGAAAGATCAATTCGACATTGAACTGTTCAGGCTCGTTACGTAGCCATTCCTGAGCGGCTACCGAATTAGGACCCGCATTTGGAAAGTCTGCATATGCGGCCTGGTTCGGCGCATATGAGGCATTGCGCTCGCGGTCGATCTCGGTCGGGTTGAACTGAAACTGGAGGTCGTTAGCCGAATTTCCGTTCAGGACGCCGATACGCCCCTTGACCAGTGCCGTCGAAGCCATTACTGCGGAATCCCGGCCGTAGCGTTCTTGATCTTGTTGGCGTTGTGCTTATTGACGGACTCTGCGACTTGCTTGCCGTCGATGTATAGATGAGTGTGAACATCAATCGGAGGGATCTCGTTACGATGTTCTGATAGGTAGACCGCGCGACCGTGGCTGATACCGCCTGACTCGAGCTGCTTGATCAGGGCCGAGCGATCGGCGTTCTTCTGCATGAGCATCTTCTCGAAGCGGCCAACCTCGAAGTTTTCTAGCTTCTTGTCGGCGACGCCTTCGCCGGTGAGCGCATACAGGCCATTGGCCAGTGCGTCGTGACCCTTGCCGATGGCGCCAACGTGCTTGCCGAGGTAGTTACCGGCCTTGTAGCCGCCATATGCGGCAGCTGCACCAGCAGCGGCGAGCAATAGACCAGAGCCGACGCCGCCTGCGGCAGCCGCCTTGAGAGCGGCTTTCTTGTCTCCCGGAATCGAACCCGGACCGTTGACGATGTAGACCGGAATCGGCTTAGTCGCTCCCAGTAAACTACCGGCCGCGCCAAGAACACCGTGTCCACCACCGCCACGAACCTTGCCAAGAATGCTCAGGCCAGCATAGGCGCCAAGAGCGAGCTCGATAACACCCTTGTGAGACTCGAGCCAGCCGAACGCCTTCGGGATATTGGTTGCGAGGCTGATCGCCCCCTCTGCCCCCTTGGCGAGGCCGTCGGCGATCTTGTCGATCGTCTCGCGCCCCTTTGGTGACTCGATGATCCGCTGGAACTTTTCGGCGAGCGTGGTGCCCTTGGCAAATCCGTTGTCGACGCGATCGAGCGCCTTGCTGCCAATTTCACCCAGAATGCTTTCAAACGAAGCACCGATGGACTTGATCTGGAAGTCGAACTTGCTGCGTTCCTCTTTTGCGGCGCCTTCGGTAATGCCGCTCTTGGTCAAGAGGATGTCGATCAGTGTACCCTGACCGGCGATCTTTCCCTTTTGGACGCCGAACTGGCGAGCCATATCGGGACCGATGAGGTCCGCGAGCTTGCCCTTTTCGTTCGCCTTCAGCGCCTCGGCCGAGAATGCACGATTGAGGTGCAGCATCGACACGAGCGAGCGCATGCCCTCGGGTCCGGTGCCAGCGTTGGACAGCGCTTGCGCGATCCCGGTCGCTTCGTCGCCCTGAGCGTGAGTAACCGTTAGAACGCGCTCGAGCAGTCCCGCGCCGAAGTTGAACGTATTCTTTCGAAGCGCATCGGCACCGGCGCCCGTCAGCTTCTTACCGCGGAACGCCGTTCCTGCCTGCGTGCCAGAAACCGCTTCGCCAATGCTGAATAGCGCATTCATGGCCGCGGCATCGTCGAGGCCGGCATTGCGCGCGACCCGCTTAGCGGTCTCGTCCATGAAGCCAGCGTCGCCGCCGAACTCTCGACGAGCTCGCATGCGGGCGTTGATATCCGATCGGCCGGCTTCCATGAGATGGCGCGGCAGCTCGAACGCCTTCTCGATCAGATGCTCACCGCTGAACACGGCGAAGGCCAACTTGAACTGCTGACCGATGCTACGGAACGTCTCCTTGGTCTTTTCCTTAAGACGGTCGTTGACCCTTTCGATCGCGCTCGCGGCCTTCTCAAATCCACCTTTGATTGCATCGGTAGCGCGACGGGCCGAGTCCTCGACGCCGCGAAACGCAAAGCGGTTGGCGTCGAGAAGCTTGTTCGTGTTCTTGGCGAGACGGGTGACCGCCGTGTCCTGTGCTTTCAGTTCGTCTGTAAGCTTTTTGGCGTCTTTCTTGGCGGCGTCGCCAAACGCTTTAACGGCGATCGAGAATTCTAGCCTCCTCAAGCGCAAGACCTCAGTCTTTTAGACTTCAACAGATATTCAATCGCCGCACGAAGACGGTCGGGGTCGTCTTTCATGCTTTCTCCGCACTTTGAACACGGCCTCTTCCCGTCGACGAAAACGGTGCGGTATCCTTTCGGCATATGTCACCTTTTCACCAACGTAGACAGCGCCGCCACCGTCTCTACACTAGAGAGTTCTGGAATGCGTTCCATGATTCCCGAAACCAGCGCTTCGTCCATCGCCATCAACTCGGACCAGGACGGACGCACGAACCTGCAGACCGCGTCTAGGTCGCGGGCGATGCCAAAGGGCCGCTAGCCGCCTTTTGAATTTCGAGTAGTTCGGTAAGCGCCGACAGAGCGCGACCGAGGTTCAACGCGTGCTGCTGACACTCGATGATCGCGCCCGTCAACGCGCCGTCGACGTTTTCGCCAGCGCGTTTCTTGCGAAACATCGCCTTGCGCGCGGCTTCCTTTTCCTGCACTTCTTCGGCGAAGGCGTCGTAGTCGATCTCTTCCCACGCGCGCCAGTCGTTCGGCGTCGGCGGCCCTTCTTTGCCGTCATAGCTAATGACGCGCTTAATCAGCAGCGCCGCGCCCAGGTTCGTGGGCGTAGAGGCGTTGGCCGCAGTCACGTCGAGCGACGCGCCAACCGGCAACGGTCGCCAGATCAGTGTCTTTCCACAGGCCGGTAGCGTAAACGGGAACTCAGGCAACATTCAAACCCCCTTCGGTTTGTTTAAAGCTTCTGCGTAACCTTCAGCGTGACCTTCAACATTGCGACCGTGTTATCACCGGCGACGCCTTCTGGACTCTCGACGCTAATCGGCTTGCAAACGGCGTACGTCTCGGTGCCGGTGACGATGCCTTGGAAGTTGCGGAACTGCTTCGTGACGGTGCGCGACGCCTCGTATCCAAGCGCGAACTGCTTCTGCCAGTTCACAACCGCTTCATCGCGCCCCGGACGGTAAGCGCGCTCGAGAACAAGATCGGTGTACGACGTGGTACCAGGAAGATGATCGGGAGTGCGTGCGCCGCCCTCGTAATGCTCGACATAGGCGGTAGTCGGAATGCCGCCGCTGATCTTCTCGAATTCGCCGAATTCGCCAAGAGACGCGACGACCCATGCTTGCTGAACGGGATCGAATGCCATTGTGTTTTCCTATTGCGAAGTCGGTTTAGAGGACGCCAGCGGAGGCGGCGCCGAAGCCGGGGGCGGCGACGTAGATCGGGATCGTGATCGACTCGGCGTTCAGCGTCGGAACGAACGAGACGTCCGCGCGAACCTGGCCCTTGCCGATCTGCACGTTCGGGTTGTTGCTCGCGTTGCAGACAACGAACCATGCATCGCTGGACTTGGCATCGGTTCCCGGCTGCGTGCCGAAGATCGAACCCTGACGCCACATCGTGAAGAAGAAGCTATCGAGGTCCGACTTGATCGCGGCATAGAGCTTGCCAAACGAGTCGATCGGCTCGAACGTCTTCTTTTCCATGAGCTGGAAGCAGCTCAAGTAGACGAGGCAGACCGTGCGGCCGACCTGAACCTGACGATAACGCTCATCCGAGGCGAACGAGCGCAGGCCATACGAGACAATCCCGCGCTTGCTGCGGATGGTATTCGTGTAGAAGTCCGCGAGCAGCTGCGAACCCGAGTCGTCGAACAGCTCAAGATTAGGCGTGCCACTCGGACGCTCGACGTCGATGATGCTGCGGAACGAGTGGAGCAGGCCCGCGGGAGACTTGTGCGGGCCGCCGTACTCGCCGTCCATGCGCGCCTGGAGACCGGCGAGATGGCCAACGTTGTCGACGAGGATCTGACCGTTGCTGGACGAGTTGTCGTCCTGCACCCAAATGCGCGGAACCCAGCCGGCGCCGAGATTCGACGACACCGACGCGAACTCAGTCGACGCCGTGGTCAGGTTCAAACCAGCGTTCGGGCCATAGAATCCGTAGCGGTAGTACGACTCGGCGTGCGTCTTGATGCCGGCACGAACCGTCGACGACACCTTGCCGGGAATGATGACCATGCCCGTACCGAGCTTCTGGTCGTTCATGACCTGAAGGCCGGTCTTCAGACCCGCCGTCGTGGTCGTTCCGACATAGTCCGAATCGCTGGCCGCATACGAATCAGCCGTGGGGGCCGTGCCGCTGTTCAGCTTCGACGCCACCGCCGAAACCGGCAACTGACCACCGGCCGGAAGCGTGACCTTGACCAGCTGCGACTGTTTCGTGAAGTTGGCAGCATCCGCCGCCGTGGCGATGTCGACTTCTTCGACGATGCCGGAGGCCGGATGATAGAACTTCATATACGCGGCGGTCGTAGTATTGCCGACGCTGAACGTATCGGCCGTATGCGTAGTGGCCGCGTTACTAGCCAGTGTCATCGAGGTAGCCGAGGCAACCGACAAGATCGTGTAATATTCGGTCCCGATCTTGATGCCGAACCCGACCCACGCGGTGCTCGTCTGAAACGCGGTACCGACGCCGGTAACCGCAGCGCTTCCGCTCGTCACCGAAACCGTACCCGCCTGAAGAGTTAACACACCCCTGCGCGGAGACGGGTTGATCACCGTCGCCTGAATCGTCGCGCCGTGGATACCGGGCCAGAGCGCGGTCACGGTCGTGTTGTTGGTACCGGCCGTATCAGGGAACGTCTTCGACGCCGCCGTAGGGCCACCCGAAGTTGCAATCACGCGCGAGACAAAGGCGACGCCGGGGCTATTGGTGCCCTTCTCGGTGAAGTAGCCCTTGAGCGCATAGTACGCCTGCACAACGGCATCGTTCGTTTCGGTCGTGTACGTGTCGGCGCTGGTACCGCTTGCGACGCTGGACAGCTTGTTGAGGCCGCCAAAGTTACGCAGGACGTCGGCAAACGACGCGCAGATGACCGGCTGATTAGGCACGCCCCACGGCGACTGGATCACCGCGTAGGCGTTGCTATATGCGATATCCGGGGCGCCGCTGGGGCCGACGCTTTGAAACGTAATATTGGGGCCGATATTCGCCATAAATGTTCCTCAGCGCCATCGGCGCCTGATTTCCCCTTGGGTTGTCGAAGGAAGCTGCTAAGCGGTGGTGACAGCGCAGGTCGCGCTAAATCCGTTGAACGTTGCCGTAATGACTGCCGTGCCGACGCTGACCTTGGTGACTAGTCCGGTTGCGCTTACCGTCGCGACCGAAGGCGAGCCCGAGGACCACTGCGCGGCAGCCGTCAGATCCGACGTGCCGCGGTCCTTGTAGTTCGCATTGCAGCTAAGCTGCTTCGTCGACGTGACCGTGACCGCAGCCGGTGCGATCTCGATGCTGGCAATTGTCTTGGCCGGGTCGCCACCGGCGACAGCGGGGATGTCCTGTTGTGCGGGCGGATAGTTGACCTTGATGATCTGACCGCCGTAACGAAGCGTCGTATCCGGTTGCGAGTACGCGCCCTGCGACCTCGTGTCGGCGTCAGGCGCGATCGGGTTGCTGAACGGCTGCGACGGGTCTCGCTCGATGGCCGTACGCGTCGGGTTGTCCGGGTTGGCGCCAACGGTCCAGTACATCGCACGCGCCTTAGCTTCCGGCGTGGCGTCGACAATGAACTCCATGCCGAACGCGAGGTCGACCGCAGTAAACGTGCTGTCTGCCTCGCCTGGCTTCGGCGTGGCGCTGTTGATGTACGGACCGACGAACCTGTCCGCGATGCTGAACAGTTCACCGCGCGCCATCATGTCGCGCTGCTTGTCGCCGACCGGGACGACGTTTCCCTTGGCATCGACGGGCAGGCCGTAGATCATATCTGCGTAGTCATACAGGTCGCCGAGAACGTCGAGCGCCGTGAATGGCGACCCGGCCTCGCCTTGAACCAAGAGCTCACACGGGACCGTCCACGTGACGCGGTACATGAACGGCTGCCACGTCTCAGACTTCCAGCCGCCGATTTTCCATAACAGGCGCGGCGTGGCTTCGATCTTGTTCGTAGACGAGTGCAGCAAATCGCCAGACGAAAGCTTGATACCGTGGAAGGCGCCGATGAGGGCGCTGAAGATCTCGGAATAGATGCTCACTTGACGCGCTCGCTAAGCATCTCGTCGATCGCATCCTCGATGATCTTCTCGTCTTCGGTGGCTCGGATATCGAACCACTCACGTTTCGGAGTGCGCTGGTGCCGACGGAACGAAGTCACCTTCTCTTCGCGCTCGACAATGTGAGCAGCGCCCTGACGCTTCGCCTTAGCCCCAGCCTTGGCGCTAACGCGCTGTCCGTTCCTGACGTTGACGAATACTCTTCGTGTATGGGACCGGACAGAAACGTTAGTATCTACGCCATCATTGTGAATAATGGCCTTGCGTTCTTCGAGTGGTGAAACGAAGTGCAAAGATACCTCGTTACCGTGAGCGTCTTTAGTAATGCCCTGCTGCATGTGGCCAGTAACAGCAAGGTCCACCGTCGTCGACGAACGTCCGATCTTTTCGCGCTGCCGCTGATACGTCGGGGTATATGGCACGAACGGCTTTCGGTCGGCATCGAGGCCGGACTTGGTGCGCAGTGTGATGATATTGATCGCAAGGTCGCCGATCGCTGCCATCTGCTCAGGCTCGAGCGGAGACGAAGCCCGCGCGACCTCTTCTTCGATCATGCGGGCGACGTCGCGGGCGGTACTAGCCACGGATCGTCCTCGCGGGGAACGACATCGCTTTTTCCATGTCGTCCTGATTGCCGGAGTTGTCGACGTCATAATCGAGCTGCGTTGACTCGGCGTCGATCATGGTTCCGGCAAGACGCCAGTAGTGTGCGGCCTTCTCGGCAAGAAACGAATCGGTCGACTGCTGAATATCGGAGAACAGAAAGAACAGCGCCAGACACGCAGCCGGTTCGCGCAGGTTCTCTTTGCTGCGAATGCTCAGCCGACCGAGTTCCATCGGCTCTGCCGTGTCCTTGCTGGCGCGGAGGCGACGTGACAGTTCGTTCATCGCCTTTTGGTGAAAGCGCGACCAATCGCGCACGGAATTGCCGTTGCGATCGGTTCGCGGATGAATGCCGAGACCGCCGCCCTTGTCGAGCTGGCTTTCAAAAGAAAGCATGTCATCGTCATCGGCGAAGCGAAGGGCAACGTCCGACAACTTGCGCGAGGTCTGCATTACGTGTATGCGTTTGAAGGATCGCCGGTCGCAACGATCCACACCGTGGCCGTCTGAGACGCACTTGTAATCGGAGCAACGTACAGAGAAGAAACCAAAAACGTGCCGCCGATGAAGCACTGAGCAGGAAGCGGTGCGCCGACGTTGACAGGGGTCACGCCGTTCGACGTCAGGGTCAGCTGCGTAGCCGTGTTACCGTTGAATCTGACCTTGATCGGATAGTCGCTGAAGACCGCAATCGCATATCCCTGCGACAGTGTCCCAAGCGAGATCTGGGTATCGGCATCGGCTGGTGCCACGCGAATCGTCGGCGCCGCGACCTCGAGATCATTAACCTGGGTCAGCGTAGCCGTACGGTCAAACGCCTTGTTTTGGAGGTTGGAGTCATCCCCCACTGTGGCGCTCAGTTGAAACAGTCGATATGCCATGTGACGATACTCCCAAATGGCTCGGGCGCCCCCGTTTTGTCAGCAGGGGGAGAAACCAACGGACGGGGGCGCCCGAATCGGATGACTAGGCGAGTTCGCAGGCGGCCGAGATGCCGGCGCCCGTAGCGCCCGAAGAGACCACCTTGATCGCGATCAGGGTACCGGCCGCCACCGCGACAGCATGCGTGGTATCGCTCGCAGCCTTGGCAGTGCCGGTGATAGTGCAGGTAAGTGCGCTGTCTGTCCACGTGCCGCCATTATCGGTCGACGTCTGAACGGTGAAGATCAGGGTGTCGGTGCCAGCGGGCGCGGTAGAGGCGTTGGCATAGAGATTTTGAAGCGTGCTCGCATGCGTGACCAGATCGAGAACGACCTGGCTCGAGGCCGCGGTAGCGGTGCCAGCCGCCGAGAGGTATTTGGTGGCAGCGCCGATAGCGGTCGACGCCGAACCGAAGACCTTGTCCGACAGCGGGGACAGCGTCGAGGCGCCCTGCTGCTGAGAGTTTGACTGACGAAGATACTGATCGAAGCCCATTTACTGCTCCCGTTATTGGGTGAGTTTGTCTTGTTTCTTCAGCTTCGGTTCCGGCTTCGGATCATCTCCAGAAGCGGGCGCGGCCATGGATTCGTACTCCTCCTGGCTAACCAGATGGGGGCACATTTCCATGACCGCTTTGGCCGAAGCACCGGGGGGCACATCGAACGGCGCATCCTTCGGAATGGTGTAAAACCCGAAGCCGTAAAGCGACAAGTACACGTTGCCTGGCTTGTGCTCGATAAACTCGTTATCGTGGCCAGCGTGCATGGCCGGGACCTTGACGAACTCCTTAACCTTGCCGTCAATGTCTCGACGCTTGACCGTGGGCACCGCGCCATCGCCAGCACCGCCGCCAACATTCCAAAGCTTAGCCATTCGATGTCACCCCTTTTGGTGGTTACTTACTGAACATCTTGGAGCCAACCGTGCGCATTGCGCGAGTTGACAACAAGCTGGATCTTGCCGGTCATATCGAACTCGTGCGCGTACTGCGTGCGCCCGCGCTTGATGAGCTCGAGCTGCATACCGGCGAGCGGACCCATGTCCTGCTCGGCCGCCTCGAGAACCTGACGATCCTGGAGGTACGCGTTCGCGCCCGGGGGCGGGAGATACTGGAGCTCAACGTCGGCCGAGTTCAAGAACAGGAGCGCATTGGCCGCGTTCGTGAAGCCCTGGCCGGTCTGGTCAGGGTCCTCGATGAACCACATGCCCTGGTTCTCCCAGTAGAACGCGCGGAAGCCGTCACGGTTGATCTTGCCGCCCGCCGTGGTGATGGCGCTCGGGTTCATCGTGACCTTCTCGGCCGGAATGCCGGGGGCCGCCGACGGCTGGTAGTTGATTCGCGTATACGACTCGAAAAGCGTCTCGATCGCATCCATGAGGGCGCCGTTCGAGAAGCACATATCGGGGCCGCCCATGCGCGACGCGACCGCGATAGTGCGGCGATGCGTCTTCATGAGCGCCAGCGTGAGCGAGCGCAGCGAACCCGAGTTGCCCTGCACGGTCGACGCCCAACCCGACTGGGTCGACTGGTTGATGTTGGCGTAGATGCCCGACGGCGCCACGGCGCTCGAGAATCCAGTAAGGGTGTTAGCCGAGCCAGTGGCCGCGTACAGGTCGACGTTAACAACCTTGACCCACTTCTCAACACCGTCGCGAATGTTCATCGCAACCGCATCGGTCAGCGGGTTAATGTCCGAACCGAGACCAGCCGAAGCGCCACCGCGCCACAGCAGATCGTCCGTCACCTTGACCGGGGCAGCATACGAACCGAAACCGAGCTGAGTCGGCACCGGGACGTCGCTCGCCGCGGTACGAAGCGAGCCGCCATCCATGTTGACAGCGCCAGCGTCCTGGCCGGTGAACTTCACGTCCCAGGTGATGAACTGCCCGGTATTCGACCGACGAAGGGCGCCGGCCTGGCTGAGAACGCGCAGGGTCACGGCCTTGCGCTGAACCTGACCAACCATCTTCCGATAGATCGTGGACGGCATCGCCGTCGACATATCGGCAATCGAGTAAATCGCCATTTCTAGTTACCTTTTCGAATTACGAAATCGCTATTGGGCTACTTGCGAGGAAGCGGAGCGGCCAGCTTTGAGGCGTCTTCGGCGAGAATCTGAGCGGCTTCGGGGCGCTGTTCGGCAATGCCCTCAGCAATGGCCATAAGCGGGTTATTCCGCGCCGGATGTTGCTGCTGGGCCTGCTGACCATTGCCCTGACGAATCGGCTGTCCGAACTGACGAGCACCGCCGACTGGGGGCAGTTGGCCCGCCTTCGACGACTGCACGAAGTGCTTATACGGACCAGCGAACAGTGCGTCGATGCCCTCGTCGAGTGCCTTATAGTCGTCGAAGCCCTGATCGTTGAACTTCACGGCCAATCGACCTTCGTGTTCGACAAACTGCTTTTTGACGTCGAACAGCGAATCCATAAGGAGACCGACGGCGGGGTTGTCCGCGCCGAGCTTGGCCGAAAGCTTCTGCTGGACCTCGGCACGATGCCGAGCGTCACGCGTAGCCGATTCCGCCCTGGTGCGCGCCTCTCGCTCTGCCGCGATAGCCTTGTTCATGCTTTCGAGCTGAGCCTGTAGCGACTTCATGGTGACTTTTCCGTCGCCGGCGTCATTGCCGACAGCGGTGGGAGCAGCCGAGTCATCGCCGCCCGTGACAACCATCTTCTCAAGCTGAGATTCGACGGCCTTTCCAAAGAAATCGCCTTCAGTAAGCGACTTTTGGATCATCCGCGGAACGGCCTCTTTGAAGATGCCCATCACGGTCTTTTGAATCATCTGCTGCAACTGTTCCTCGGTAACGCCCGAGGGAGCGGTTGACGGCTTGACGGTGCCATCGCCCGAGTTGTCCGACATGAGACTCCATTGTTTGCTAGACCCACGCTGGACAAGCGCGGGCTGATTACCGACCTCTTACGCGGGCCGGATTACGTGATTACTAAAGCTTGCTGACGTAAATCTTTTCGCCCTTCTTACCGAGCTTATATTTTCCGCCGCGAGGTCCGACTCCAGAAGCGCCGCCGCTGGTTACCGAGGATACATTCTTGTCAAACGCTTCCTGCATACGGGACGCGGTTTCATGCTCACCGCGAGACTTTGCAGCATCGATCATCCCGCGCAAGCCATGCGGCGAGAGAGAGCCGTCCTTTAGTTTTCCGAGGAGCATTGCCACGTGGGTTTTTCTGTCGATCATCTTATTCTGGCCCTTCCCGGCCTTTGTATTTGCTACGCCGCAGCGTCTTTGGGACGATCCAAATAACCGGCCGCCTCAAGTCCCTTGCGCCAACTTGGTCGCATCGACGAAACGCGACAAACACAATTCGGATGCGCCGGATTGTGCAGAACTCGACGCAGTCTCTTGCCGCTCTTGATCGTCCAGTAACCGTCTTCGGGGCGTTCGGTACCATGAAGCGGAATGCAGGTCGGGCAGATGAACGAGCCGATATGCAACCAAACGTCTTTCAGTCCCGGGACCTGCTTCTTGGCCTCTTGCAGTCCCTTGTGATGCGCGGCTCCGTAAGCCTGACTGACTTCGGTGCGAACCAAGCGGTCGGCATTGTTCCGGCCGACGGTTCCCAGCGGTCCCTGCATGCCGGCAATGCGCTTGGCCATGTCGCCGGTTGTGGCTCCGGTACGCAGGCCCAAGATCAACTCGCGTCTAATGCCGTTCAGCAGATCCTGCCCGTAACGGTTAACCGAAGTTTCGAAGTGGTCAGCTAACAACTGCTGCGGCGGGTCGTGCAGGACTTCATACGCATTGACGTCGACCGTAATCGCTTGTTCCTCGAATGCTCGAGACAGGCGCTTGATCTCTTCGACGATGTGACCGCTGGCGAGTTCGGCGGCGTCTTTCTGCGCATTGCCAAACAGCGTATCGCCCTTGTGCTCAAGCTCCGCAATGACCGATTGCGTCTCGCCTAACAGTTGCCGCAGTACCGAGACGTCTACAATGCGGTCAGCGGGCAGGCTTGCGATTCGACCGCGCAGGCGATCTTGAAGGTCGGCAAGAATCCGCGCGAAGTCGCTGGCGCTGCCGATCTCTAGCTTCTGGACCTCGAACGAATTGCGTTTTAGGACCGAGACAAAGTTACGCGCCACGGCATCGACGCCCGTGGAACTTCTTCGCCACCATCCGCATCACCGATCCACACGCCTTGCACTCGTATGGCAACTCTGCCGCTAGATGCGCCGGCAATGGCAACTTAGCCGCAGCCTCTTCGATGAGACGCTGGCGCTTGGTCTCGGTCATTACACGCGACCGGGGACAATCAGTCGCGACGCCGCTTCCTGGGCCGTGTTCACCGTCGGATTGTTGATCGCGTTGATCAGAGTCCCGATCAGGTTCAACGAATGCGATTTGTGCATCTTGCACGCCTGTGCCGCCATCACGAACGCCTGCGCGAATGCGATCATGGCCGACTGCGGAGACTCAGACTGCATGCGCTTCAGCAGAGAATCGGCAAGCTTCTGGCCTTCGACGACGTGGGTATTGGTGAAGAACTCGTGCATGCTGTCCCCCGTTAGCCCATCGCCGCGATCTGAAACGAGCCAGCGGTTCCGAGCTGGAGCACGTACACTTTGGCGTCCTGCTTCGACACCTTGACGTACTCAACCGCATTGGCCGGCAACATGATCATATTCGTGAGCCCGGTGTAACTCGCGCTCTGTCCAGCGGCGTCGAACGCATAGAACGCGCCCTGAGCACCAGCACACACGCGCACGATGGACGACCCGTTCGCGGTGGACGCAGCGGCCGGCATCGCCAATTCCTGAACCGAGCTAGAAAGCGTGCACGAGCTGATGTTGGCCGCTAGACCAGCAGGGCGAAGGCCAGCCGGATGCGCCAGCGTTTTCGCGTTGTCGTCCCTGAAAAGCGAGCTGGCCATTAGTTATTGTCCATACGTTGATTTGCTGTTTTCGTTCTTGTCGCCAAGCGGAGACGGGGCGACGATCTTGTTGAACGCCTGCTTAGGACCGCCGCCAATCGGGGCGCCAACGGCCGGCGTGGGATTACCGTCCTCGCCGACCACTTGCGGAATCTCAGGCGGCGCCATCTTCGCCTCTTCTTCCATCTCGTAGGCGTCGCGCGTCTCTTGCTGGATCTTGTCCTTGGTGTTCTCGCTGACGAAGTCGAGAAGGCGACCAACCGTCTTGAGCTCAAGCTCCTGGCGCGCGGTCATAGACTTCAGGCTCAGCGTTTGCGCAAGGGCCGCGATCTGGATCTCTTCGTCCAGCGACGACGTGTTGAACTTGTCGTAGCCGTCCAGCTCCCATTCGGTGTCGTCGCCGTAGATCTCGCTCAGCAGGGACAACGTACGAAGCATCGCCTCAGAGACATACCCGCCGTATGCCGCCAGGATGATTTCGCTGGCCTTGCGGTCCTCGATCTTGCTGGCACCGCTGCGAGCGATGGCGCCGATGGCCTTGGAGTCGACCGCGAGCGCCATCTGGTGGACAATGCGGTAGATCTCGTCACGCTGATCGGACAATTGCTTGGCGATGAATTCGAGCGGACCAATGTCAGGCGACTTCCAGCCGAAGTCTTCTTCACCACCGGCAACGGCGTCAGCCGCCTTCAGGTTGACGAGATAGCCCTCTCCGACCGTCATACTGCGCTTGGTCGGGTCGTTCGTCTTCAGATACGCCTGGACGATGCACGCCATCAGCTGAGCGTTCGTCAGCCGGTTCTGCTTATTGAAGATGTCCAGGCACGGCATCGCCAGCTTGTCGGCGATCCAAAGCCCTTCGGGAACCTCAAGCATGACGAACGGGACCTTGCCAAGCCCGTGTTCGCCTTCGCCCGTGACTACGAGTTCGTCGTCTTCGTAGTAACCGTCATTGATCTTATTACCGGACTTGTCGGCGTTATCCTTGTTGCCATTGGCCGCGAACATATCGCCGCGCTTGACAGTGAACGTCTGCCAGTCATCGCGGTCGATGTACGTATACGTCTGAACCATCTGGCGGTCGCCGGGAAACTCGCGATACATCTGCCGAGTTCCCAGTACAACCCATTCCAGTTCGCCCTTGGCGTCGCGCTCCCAGTCGTAGATCTGCTCGGCCGGGTACGGCGTAAGGATGACCTCGCCGTCGTCGTCCTGTTCGCCAATGGCGTCGTCGCGACCAATCAGCCAGCCGGCACGACGGCAAATGAGCACATCGAGAAAGACGTCGCGCACGAAGTCAGTAAAGCACTTGCCGCTACCGTTAGCCGACGCATAGAACGGTTTCCACCAGTCGGGATAATCGCTATCGTCGGCCGGCCGGATAACCGGGTCTTCGCTGAACAGCCAATGACGGTGATAGTCTAGAATCGCGCTTAGGTAGTTGATATAATACGCGCGATTCCAAAGCTGGTAATATACCGGGTCCGGCTCGGCCTCGAGTTGCCAGAGGAAACGGCGGTTACGTTGTCCGGCGAATGCTTGCGGCGTGAGCGCATTGGCCGTCTGCGTCTGCATCGTCTCGGCGATGCGGGTATTGATGAGCTGCCCCGCCGAACGGAGCATGTCGTCGCCGCCACGATACAGCAGGCGATAGTCGCTCCACTTGACTTCCCAGCGAACGCGCTCAGGATGGCGCTTGGTCAGCGCCTCTAAGGTAACGCCGTCGATCATTGGCCCATGCGCGTCGAGGCGTCGCCGTTGCCGTTCATGCCGCGCGCCTTGTCGACGTAGTCGTACAGCTTCAACTCCATGGCCCCGTATCGCAAACAGTCCATGGCATGGTCATCCTGGTTGGGCGCTGGTTCTTCGAGAAAGCCGGTTTGCTCGCGATTCGGCTTCCACTGGTAGTTGCGAATCTCGCGGATCGTGTTGACGCAGTTCTTGAAGATGCGCAGTCCTGGCTTGCGCGTGCGATCGTCAACATGGATGGCCGAGGCGACGCGGCGGATGCCGGTGTAGACCTGCTTATTGGCCGCGCGAATCGGCACGCCGTTGTTACGCAAGTCAAACAGTGCGCCCGCGTCTTCTGGGTCGCCGAAAAACTCACGCACGCCAAGGTCACGGCTAACGCGCTGGCACTCACCTAGCCAAGTGCGCGATGAACCGCTAATCGGCCTAATGCCGGGGGCGTACATTTCCTCGAGCACGACCCAGTTGCGGTCGCCGAGTTCGCCGATGGTCAGCATGCAGCCGTTGGCGACATGGCCAAAATCAATCACGCTGATTACGCGGTTGAAACACTCACGAAGCGGACGATTGCCAAGGCCGAATTCGAAACGAAACCGCTGTTCGTCGGTAACGTGGATCTCGTCGCGGAACTCTTCGT